ATCATCTAGAGCTTTGGGTGTATCAGCATCCCAGTAGAAACGATTATCATATGGGGCTGGGTCATCTTCCCATGTCAAACCCCTTGCTGCTTTCTCATCAGCCGACCAGTTGTTCCAGTTGTATGGGTGCTTGATGCCATCGTTGTCAGCCCAAGATCGACCAACTTTGATAACTCGTCCACTATATTTCCAAGGCATTGATCTCTCCTATCGTGCGTTTGCATATTTAAAAGGTTGTTCGGCAAAAGCCATAACAAGATAGTTAACATTAGAACCATTCACTGAAGCTGAAGAATTTCTTATCTTAAAACCATTTGAATAAAAATCTATCATGTTTTGTGCGCCTTCTGCACTAGTAAGGTTTGCATAAAGAGGATCATTGTCTACGTTATAACCCTCTCTCTTATTATCAAACATCCACCAGTGCTGAACGGCCCCTGTTGCTGCTTTTACCATAACAAATGCTGGCCTAAACCCAGTATACATAAACGGCCCATTTGAACTACCGTTTCCAATATACTGACCCATTCTACTAAAGCCATCTTTTGATGCAAAACAATAACAGATATAATTTTCACCCGATCCGTTTACATTTCCACTACTAGCAAGCAACGTAAGTGTGCTTGCATTTGCAAAAGTGCCTGAATAATTTGCAGCAACAGCAGTTGTATTTAAACCTTGGATGTAATCAAAAGAACCATTTAAACAATCAAAAAGAGCCATCCAATTATAGCCTTGAGTTCTAACTTTGATAAACGCTAAATCTGGTTTTGTAGATAAACCATGACCTATTGTTTGTATAGAACTTGAGCCATTACCAGTATAACTAATTATAGAAAAACCAGCATCATCATTGACAGATACGTTTGTGTCAATATCTCCATCGTCATTTGCAACAGCAGTGCCGCCAGCTTTCCAGTTCCATGCAACGTAAGTACGACCAGAAACATTCCATTGATTGTTTGCGGCATTGTGGCTAACAGTGAAGCCATCAGCATCAAAACTATCAAAACCAACTCCACCGCTATAATCAGTCTCGGCAAATGCGCCGCTAGGAAAAACAGTAAGTCCAGCACCACGCACAGAGTCTACTACTTTTTGAGCCTCACCAGAAGTGTTTCTTGATTTAACCCATGTCCAATCAGGCTGAAAGCCAACACCAGTAACAGCATTACCTGAACCAGAATTACCACTATAAAACACAGTATTAAAATGATCCTCTGGGGCATCACCAGCAGCAGGATCAATAGCTGGATCAGGTAGGTTAGCATTGCAAAGAGCTAAATGTCCTGACGGTGGTGCGTAATAAAAGTCACCCTTGCCGTTATCATCTGCATTGCCTTGAGCAACAAGTCTGCCTGAGAAACTACTGTCTTGTCCAAAGTTTATAGCAGCCTTTGCTGTTCCATAACAAGACAAACCCAAAAACCATTCTGTGTCGTAACTACCACCTAAAGACAAACCAGAAAAAGCAACACCTTGAGACACACCATTTTTATAAAACGTAAGTGTCCCAGCATCTACATCAAGAGCAACACCTACTATGTCACCATCAGCTACAGTAGCACCGTAACCTACTCCTGCCGCATTGTTATATTTTGCACCATTTAATCCATAGTAACCCCAAGAGTTACCATAGTTACCTAGATATGAGACTAGGTAAGTATCAGACATATTAATTATGCCAAAGAAAATACCTTGTGATGATGATCCAGATATTGGGTTTACTTCATAATACCATTTGCCAGAACTTACCCCAATAGTAGATACTTTACTTTCCCATTGACTAGACGCTCCTTGATATTGCAAGTTACCTTCGGTCAAAGTACCAACACTACTTCCAGATGTAATACCGTTTAAAACAGCAAACCCATCAGTCGGAGTGTCAGGCATAACATCGCTATGCTGTAAAGCATTAGGCGTCCAGTTGTTGCCATTGCCAGATGCGTCTGAAGTAAAAAGTGCATCCCTTGTGTCTGCTATAGCTAGATAGATGTAGGTGCCGCCAGATGTGTTAATTGATGAATTGGTTCCATTTGCAGTAAATCCATCACTATCAAACGTAATCTCAATGCTAGAAGCAGACACTTCAGCGGCAGTATCATTTGCTTCTAGCCGTGTATCAGTAGAAGCACTAGGGTGCCTTGTGTTGTCATATATACACCAATCATCAGCAGAGTCTGTTCTTTTAATCATAATCCAAGCTGGCTTAAAACCAAGGCCAGTGATAGAATTACCTGACGAACCAGTACCAGTATAGCTTCCTAGCTTTTGATAGCCATCAACACTATGAAAACAATACGCTACAAAAGTGTCTGTGTTGCCATTAACTTGATCATCAAAACCATAACTAGATTGCGCCATATTAAGATTTAAATAAATTGCGCCATTTGTATAACCACTTAGCGTAAAAGTGCTAGACGTTGCTTCTGGAGTGGTTGATAAACCAACATGTTGAGTAATCCAATTTCCTATATTTCCACCAGAATTATTGGCTCTTTTTTTAATTATAATCATTTCAGGTGTTTGACTTAACCCATGACCTACTGTAGCTCCGTCAGTGCCGTTACCTGTCCAAGTTACAATACTAAACCCATAGTCAGCATTTGGTTTTGCTCTTGAAAGTATTGTACCCTCTGCATGAGTAGGACCATCTGTTGTGTTGGTGTTTACTTGACCACCCATGCCACTATGAATTGAACAATAATAATATAAAACTGGCGCACCAGAAGGTACAGTAAATGTTGTTTGTGTACCGCTTACATGAGTAACACCAGTTGTATATTCTGATCCACCGCCATGCGTACCATCGGATGTTGTAGAAAATCTAAGTGGGTGAGCAGATGGATAGTTAAATGTATAAGTAGCACCCTCAGTAAGCTCAAGAGTTATTGAACTTGTTCCATGTCCATCAAATCTGTATTTATTACCACTATCATCAACAACAGTTACAGTATATGTTTTATCGTTAGTGCCACCACCCCAGCACCATGCAACATAGTCTTTTCCATCACTGTTTACGCCAGTGTTATTTCCAACGGTAAAACCATCGCTATGAAATGATGTTACACTGCTTGATGATGTTGCTTCTGCATCAGTTGCTTGGGATTTTAATCTTTTTTCTACCCCTCTTACACTATCAAATAGTCCATGAGATGCAGTACCATCTCTTTCTTTTACCCAAACAAAATTAGGTTGAAATCCCACACCTTCTACGCTTTGTTGTGTTGGGTGAGTTCCCTCATAAGTAACTGTATTAAAACCGTTAGCTGTTGTTGTTGCTGTAAAAGGTAAACGAAAACCATTGGTGCCGTAGGTTAAACCTGTTGGATCTTTGGGTATCCAGATACCTTCTTTGGTTTCTCCAAAACTGCTAGGATCTAGAGCAGTGCCGTCAATAAAGATTACTTCGGTCATGTAACCGTCAAAGTAAAGAGTATTATTATAAGCATAGTTTCCTAAAGTATGCTTGACGTTATTATTCCAAATACTATTTTCACTAGAGCTAGCGTTTGTTTTTACATCATAAACAGTAATTTTTTCGTTATTAACATAAATCTCAGCCCGATCTGCGGCTGTTGAGTTTGTTGTATCCCATTTAAATACAAGATGATACCACGCCGATGAGTCTCGAAAGACTTGTGTAGTTTCATAATCAAGTGTAGAATTTCTCCAACGAATTGTATTATCGCTTTGAATATTTGCATAATGAATGCTTGAAGTTCCTGCGGAAAACAACATTTGGCTAGTGCTAATGTTAGCCCTTTTTACCCACATTGATAATGTCCATGTTGTTCTATTGCCAGCACTTGATGGTGTTCTGCTTAGATATGCACTATCGCCATCTTCAAACTTTAAAGAGTTGTTTAGCTCATAGGGATAAAACCCACTGCTAGCATTGTACATCCATTGCTGTGAACCAAATGGGCCTGACATATATTTCCCCTATGCAAACGCTAACTGTGGTGCGCCTAATAAAATACGAGCATCAGCCATAGTAACATACGGCACTATATCCGTTGCGCTGGCCGCTGAAGATAGTGTTAGACCGCCAGCACCTACAGTCTCATAATCTGTGCCTAAGCTTACTGTGCGGCCTCCTGTGCCATCTTGAATAAACACTATGAAACCAGACTGCCCGACAATCTCAGTTGTTGGATTATCTAAAGTAAGATTGCCAGTCAGTGTTAAAATAAAGTTTTGATTGGCACTAAAATCTAACGTCAGATTGCCAGTAGCAGCATCGTTTGTTTGTGTAGCAGCAACAGCTGTAGTTGCTGTTAAAGTAGTAAAGTTAGCAGCAATAGCAGCAGCTGGTGGAGATGCGCCTATATATCTAAATGACATTAAGTCCTCTCCATTATGCTGAGAATAGCATCAGCACTAACTGGCGCACTGCTTACAAGTGTAACCGTATCTGTTGCTACAAGATTAACTCTACTACCATTCAATACATCTAATGCTGAAGCAGCTGGTATAGAAACATCTTTAGCTAATGTTGCCCCAGCTGCCGTAAGCGTTACAGTGATTGCGCTCGATGTAAGGTTAGCAACGTGACAACCCATAATAACTGTAGTTGTGCTAGCGGCTACTGTGTACATAGTAACCGCTGTCATACCTACATTTGTATTAACGTGCCTGGTAAATGTGTTAGCCATAATCTAACCCCTTACACATCGTCTATCAAAGCAGCCACAACACAATCTACTGTTGATGTAGATGAGATAGCGTGAATGTCAGCTACCGTTGTATTTGGAAGCTCAAGTGCTACTGAATTACCAGCAGATACTTTAATCCCATCACTAACGCTTGTTGACGCTGTGCCAGCATCAATAACAAAGTGAATATCATTTGCAGTATCTGTGTTTTTAATAAACAAAAACTTTACCTTATCGCCAGTAGCTACAGCTGTTGGAGCAGTATCATCATCTACCGCTGTATAATCTGTAAAATAACCAGCAATCAAATCTGTTGATGAGTTTGATACGCTAGTTAATTTGTAATACCACTTGTCATTAGCATCCGCTGGACTGACAGTGATTGTACCAGAGATAGCTTTCGCAATCTCATCAGGTAAGACCGTAGCGGTCATTGTTACTGAAGCATCATTTGCCATATTTTTCTCCTATGTTAAGGCCAAAGCTAAAACTTCAGCTTCCTCAGTAGTTCCTAAATTTGTTCGAGCAGCCTCCGCAGTAGTTGCGTTAGTACCACCCTGCAATACTGGCACCGGAATAGTAATCGTACCCAAACCAGTGAGTGATTTTGTTTCTGGATTGCCAGTAACCTCGTTGAAGGCTAACACTCCTCCAAGTCGATCTGCTTTTAACGGAAGTTCTAAGCTATCAATAACATCGCCAATATTTACTTTGAGCGCTCGATCCATCTTTTCATCGAGCTGTTGAGCCATAATAACCAGGCTATCGAGCTGTTCGTTAAGGCTTGACGCTAGCAAATCACCAGCTGTTACGAAGTCTGTTGTTCGTTCTAAGTTTCTTGCACCGATTAGCGTTAATACATCCGATGTCACAAGTGCATCCACCAGTGTGATTGATCCGGTACCATTTGCATTTGTAGCTACAGTGTAGTCAGTTGTTAGTGTGAGTTGAGTAGTGTTCTTGTAAACAACGAGATCACTGTTAGTTAAGATGTTGAAATTAAAAGCAAATGGTCCAGTACCAGTGTTACCAGTAAACTGTACACGCCTTGCTACATTGTTAATTGGAATATCGGCCATCTATATACTCCGTTGATTTGTTTGTCTTATACCATATGTTGTTTGGTTTTCCAATATTATTACCTAAATCCACCACCTGTTGCGATAATACTTGATGGTCTTACAATAAATTTTTGATTGTTTTCTCTTTCTACTCGCTTTTCCATTCTTCGAAGATAGCCAGGATTAATTGTTTCTTGTAACTGATACCAGATTAAATAATCCATAGCTTGCTTGGTGTAGAACAGGTTAGCAAAAGGTATATTCCCTTTGGCAAATCTAAGAAAATCGCCGCCTATATCTTCATCTCCACCTAAAACAACACCCCTAGCTCTTTGCAAAAGATCTACTAACTCAGACGCTTCACTTACAAATGGTCCGGCCAATGTTTGTAATGTGCCACCGCCGTATCTATTTGCTTCAGCAAATAGAAAGTCTCCATATATTCCAAGACCGCCACCTTGCATAGCAGCCGCTAAAAAAGTTTCTGGAGAATGTGGGCGCATCTCACGACCCTTCATAACTTCTTTGAGCTGCATAACAAAGTAGCCCATAACAGTCGTACCTACAACAGCATTGACTATCCCCATATTAGCGCCAAAACCACGTTTTAGCTGATCATTCATTGTTGCCGCACCGTAACCATAAATCTGACGCCCTAGCGGTTTAGTAAGAGCTGTAACGCCAAAAGATTTAAACTGTGTTAAGAACCTTATACTTTCGCCAGCAAAGGTTCCTGGACGATATCCCCTTCTTAGTATTGCTCTTTCTCTTGCGCCAGGCGAAGGAACAGCATTGTCAGCCTCAGACACAAGCAATGCAAAAAAGTTTTGACGTAACGAAATGTCTTCGATCTCACCAGGTATAAGATATGTTCTACCATCTGGGCCTTTCTTAGCATTCTTACGAGCCTTGTTCCATTTAGCAGCATCGATATCATATATGCTCAAAAGTCTCTGCAAATCATCAGGCAACTTGTTAAAGCTCTTGCTTGCCTCACGACCAAGATCGTTAGCTATCATAAGCGTAACACCGCGCTTGTTGCTTTCCGTCCAAGGCTGCAAAAGATTGAGCTTAAAAAACATTGACATATATTTTGATGTTTGCCCTGGTATATCATCAGACGCATTGAAACGACTCATGAAATCCCCAAGCTGTCCCTCAATACCAACACCTAGACGATCTGCAAACTCACGCATTTCACCAGAGTTCATACCCCTAAATACAGCGCTAAAAGCATCGCCCCAGCTATCCATCAATGAGCGACCCTGATACATTCTGTTTGCTGCAATAAATGCAACGTCAGAGAAAGCAGATATAAATGCACCGCCTAGTTTAGCCATTGTTTGCCATGATCTTAAAAAATGAAATGTTCTTGCTAAGGTTGCGTGAGAACCTAAATTCACATCTCCAGATACCTCTGCATAAGCAGCCTTAAAATTTATAGCAGCCGTTTCTCTTTTTAATCTTTTAACTTTCTTTGGATCACTTTTGTATTTTTCTAGAAGACGTTGTTGAATACGATCAACCATTGCTTCAGGATTAGTTCCTAGCAGCTCCATCAGTGCTGTTGATCGCAATGAGGATTGAATGTCTTGCACAAATGCTTCACGCAAAGAGGCTCGACCAAACTGTTGGTCATAGTCGTACCAATCATCTGCACTTTTAAAAGTAAACAAAGAGCTGGAACTTTCACGTTTAGCTAGATTGCTTGGCCCCTTAAATGACTTAGATATTTCTGTTCTTTCCGTTTGCGTTCTAACGCCTGTTGTAATTGCATCATAAGATCTTTCGAGAAAAGCTTTTCTATCAGTCGCAAGTTTTTGCACAAGTTCTCTATCTGCAAGCATTTCATCAGGAAGATAAAACTCTCCGTTAGCTGTTTTCTGCCAATTTATTCTTTGATTTATAAACTCTACCCACGCCTCTTTGCCGCCTTTAGTCATTCTGCGAATATCATGGCTTGCCCCGACAACACGACCTTCTTTAAGGCGTATAAATGCTCCAGCCATGTTTTCTCGCTGAAACGCTTGGCGCTGGTATTTAAACATAATCTCGCCCATCGCAATGGCTTCTTCACTTGCGTTAATTTTAGAATTAGGCAACGGTTCTTTTTGATTAAGGTTTTCTAAGACCCTAGATACCTCTCTCTCAAAATCATCTTTCATGTTATTAAACTGAGTGTGTAGCTTTGCTTTTTTAAGATCAGCAATAAACCCACCCATAAACTCAGACATAAGCGCCTGATTAAGAGCATCAACAGATTTTTGTGCGCCTTCAAACTTTGCGTTTACACCAACCAACAAAGCCTCTAAGCCCAGAGAAGGATCTTGAACCGCTTCGTTGGCACGTTCTGCTAGAGCCATCGCCCTCTGTTCTACAATTATATTTTTATAACGACTACGTTTCTCAATCATTCTTGCGACGTCAGCTTCGTTAATCATTAGCTCGCCACGATTGAAAACAGCTTTATCTAGGTTCTGTAATTGATTGGCTGCTTGCCTAGCTTTCTTTTCTGTTTGTAGCTCTGCAAGAAGTTCTTTTAGCTCATCATCATTCAGACGATTTGCATTTGCTTTCTTCATTACATTTAAACAAACTGACATTATCGCCTCACCACACAAGCCATACCAGCACGAATAACATCTACTCTTGCCTCATGGCTTTTATCAAATTCTTCTATTTCATCTAGCGCTTTTATTTGTTCGTCCGTAAGCTCACCTGACGCCCTAGCTTGCGCCACAATCTCAGCTTCTCTTTCAATTATCTCATCATAAGGTGTTACGTCCGACACTTCATCAGCACGTTCTGACGCAGAGAAGTCTGCTAGTTTTTCGTTTTCTGGGCTTAAAGCCATTTTAGCAAGCATTTCTTGACGAACATCTTCAACCTTTATAGCTATTGCCTGGGCTGCATCTTCAGCCATTTCGCCAGTTCTAGCCATACGATCAGCAACAGCTGCTACCTCATCATCAGTAACATTTTTATGACCGATTGTTTTTAGCTCTTCTCTAACCTCATTACGAAAATCTATCTCTTTATCAAAATCTCTTTCGCCTCGATGATATGCCCTCCAAAGATCTGCTTGCTCTTGGTCAGCCATAGAGAACGTATAATCGCCAGCAACATCTTCTTCTATTCTCTGAAGCAGCTCATCGGTTTGCCTATTACCTAAATACCCTGCCTCAAAAGCTAACTCTGCCATATCATCAAGATCTAAGTCAGAAGCATTATCGCTTATAAAATTAACAACCGTTCCATTTTTCTTAATGTATCCAGTGCGAGGTTTTATGTCTCTGCTTCTTAGTTCGCCTCTAAATGTTGGCTTGTTATCGTTGATACCGCCTTTTGATCTAATAAATTCACCTAATGTTGTAGGCCTCCCAACGGCTCTTGGACGAATAATATCAGCTGTTATATTTTGATCCGTGATAAATTGTCTGAGAGCCAGATCATAGGTTATATGATCTCCTGTTATATTGTTAGCTCTTCGTATCTGTGCAACAGATTTATTAGCACGTTCTATAGCTTCTGCTTCAGAAATAGGCTTGTCAAACTTTCTTGTTTCTAAAATATCTGCGAAGTCAGCTATATCAACAACTTCTTTTTCGTTTACGCTTCTAGCCATAATAGCGCCAGCCAAGCTACCAATACCGCCACCAAGAAACAAACCAGCGCCAATATTAAACAGAGCTTCTTGCATTGTATAATCAAGCTGTTGATTGACTGATAAACCATAATAAAAAGGCTCTGTTATTGCTGAACCAAACGCACCTTCTTTTGCACCGACAACAACATTACCTCGTATCTTTCCGTATCTTGCTATAGACCTTGCTCTACCAGTAGCGCCCACAATAGGAATAAACATAGAAGCAAGCTCTAATGGATCTGTTGCCATTGCCGCCATACCGCCAGCAAACTTAGCAACGCCAGGCACAAAACCTTTTGGCCCAGCTTGTATAATTGCTTCTCTAATCATTTCTTCTTTTTTGTTTTGCACAAGCAAGTCAGCTTCTTCTTCTGACATGGGCCTATTAAACTCAATGATATCACCAAATATTTCTTTTAATTCTTCTGGTGTTCTAAAAACTCCAATTTCTAATGCTTTTTCTTGAAACCTATCAACCTTTGGAGTTCCTAATAATTCAGATATTTCAGTCGCCCTTGTGCGTAATCTATCTAGTTCTTGTGGATCTGTTTCTGAAGCTAACTGATCTTCTATTTCTTTTTGCTCTTCTTGAAGAATAGCATCCATCTCTAAGAACACTTGCCGCCTTGCATCTGTATCTGCGGTATTTTGTTCTATTTTATCTAGCAACAAAGATCCCATTGTGGGCATATTAAAAGCAGCACCAACAGCTGCTCCAAGATCAACAGATAACTCATTTCCGGCTATTTGCCGAAGTATTCTGTTTTCTGTTGCTAGAGTTCTTGATCGTATCATTGAGTTTTAAACCATTGAGGGTAAGTTAAAGGCTCGTTATTATTTTTTTCAAACTCATCTATTATGTATTTTCTGTAAGCATTTTGATCTTTTCTAGACGCATTTAGGTCTATTGTTCGAAGAAACGATTTAGGATCAAATTCTTTTGTTTCTAATTTAGTATCTTCTATACCAAAAGCTTTTTGTGCTTGTTCTTTGTATTCTGGAGACATAAAGGTTTCTGCCCCTCCATAAATATCAACAACAGGATCTTCTGGAAGAGAAGGAGCGAACGAAGGGGCTTCCTGCATACGAAGCAAGTCTTTAAACTTAAGATCAAACACCCGACCATCGTTATATTTTGCTGGCAATAATCTATCGGTATTTGTTCGAAAATGAAGAACTATGCCGTCCCCAGTGCTATTGTTTAACCATACACCTCTTGTTGCAAGAGACTGCAAAGAAATAACCTCACTTACATCTTTCGGATAATCAGTCATATCTAATTCTTTAATGTTTAACTCAGTAAGTTTATTAAAGGTAAGAAGCTGATTGCTTAATATTTCGATAGTTTGTCCGTTAAATTCTATTGGAACAATAAACTGTCCACTAGGCGTATTTACGACATTATTATACTCTGGAAAGATTTCATTTCTTACTCGTTCCGCAGCAGCCTGACCATCCATTCCATTAACAGTCATGTATTTATACATAAGTTTTTTAGCAACATTATATTGCTGATTATATTGCTTTAAAGCCGCGCTATCTCCACCACTTAAATACGCTATTCTATAATCATCTACTTCAGCAAGTAATATTTTTTCTGCATTCGCAGCAATTCCTTCCCCTTTTGGTTCCAAGTCTGCTTCTTTAGATTGTGACAATTGCACCAGTTCTAAATGTAAACCTGGATCATCCGTAAAAAGAGCCTCAACATACTCTGGAGCCAAACCATTTTTTCTAAGCTCGTCAGCAAACCTAGGCGCTAAATCTCCAAGACTGGTTTGTATTTCTTTAATTATTGCAATTTCTGCATCATCATCAATTGCCTGAATACTTTGTATCATTTGTTGCGCCACATCTTTTGACAACAACCTTCTGTCGCTTTGAGGAACGCCTATAGCATCATATTGAATATTTAAAGTTTCGTTAAGACCACTAAGAACCGTTGCCGCAAGACCTATATTCCCTTCACCTAATGCTTTAAAAAATGTAGATGTTAACTGTTCGGCTTGTTTGTTTGTCTGGGTTACATATAATGCTGGATCGCTTCGCAAAGCTTCTTGTCGCTGAATTACAGCTGTGTTAAAATTATTATACCTTGTTTTTAAAAGTTCAGCTTCCGCGCCAGTAGCGCCCTTCGGTGGGTTCTCAGCATCATTTTTTAACTTTGATAAAACTTCGTTAATTTTGCTTATCGGCATTGAAGATAATGAGCCATATCTTTTTACATCTTCTTGGGCATTTTCCCATTGCCTCAATAGCGCATCTAATGTTTCCTGATCATCAAAAAATAATTCTGTAAGCTTATCTTCATCTACCTCAAAGCCTGGTTTAATTTTACCAGTGCTAACGAGAAATGTTATTGCATCGTCTAGCTCAGTAGTAAATTGACTTCTTCCAGCATTTATTTGTCTATCTAAATCGTTTATAAAACGATCCTTTAAAGTAATTGTTCCTACGTAATCTTTGCCAGGAAACACTTCTATTTCTGACAATTCATTAACAATAGCTTGTTTTTCCAAAATGCCTTCTGCGTTTTCGTATTTGTAGTAAAGATTTTGTTCAATTGCATCATTTACAGCTGCATCGACAAGTTTATTAGCTTTCTTATCTCCAACGCCTCTATCTAAGGCTGTTTGTAAAAGCTCCTCACCTTTCTTTCTTATTGCTTCTTTGGTTGCCCCTTCCGTTAAAGCGAAATCACGAATAGTTTGCACACCCTCATCGAGTATAGTTTGAGTGTTTTCTGCGTAAGCAGCTTTTGCTTTTGTAGTAACAATCTCTGAATATTTTGTTGAATACGCTACATTGTCCTCTTGAAGCCTTGCATTAAGAACACCAGCCGCTACCGGATCAACAACTTGCATAGAGGCCGCGTAACCATCTTGGATATCGCTCATCTTTTGATTAAAAACGGATATCTCCATGTTTGTTTCGTCAGCTTCAGTAACTAGCTTCCGCATATCAGATCGTGCAGCTGTTTCTATTTCAACAACAGCTATTCTGTTAGCTGCATCAAAAGCAGCCTGTTCTGCTATAGTGCGTGGCCCCTCTTTCTGTTGTAAAGCAGTAAGCACAGGAACAGCGCCTTCTTGTCTTACACGTTCTTGCCCTCTACGCACTGCCAGTTTTTCGCCCTCACGAAACGCAAAATCACTCATGCGGTCTAGTTCAGCTGATAATGTTTCTCCCATACGAGCAGCTTCTCGTGCATCAGCAAAGTCCATACCAGAAGGCTGTCTGACTTTTATTCCTGTTTTTTGATATCTTGGAAGAACTGGCATTTTTTAACCTAACCTATACTAATTGCCCATACCTATATGCAGACTGACCAATAGTGCCAACAGCCTTAATAAGTGATGTTTTGTATGCTGTATCTCCAGCTTTTCTATAAATATCTGCTTGCTCAGAAGCTTGCTCAATAGCTAGTATTGCATTGTCAGCAGCAATATTAGCTTCAGTAATGCCATCAGCTGTTGACGCAGCAGCCACAACCGCAGCAGACCCAGACGTCGGGTCAACACCGCCAGCCGCAGATCTTGCAATAATTGCTGCTAACGTATTGTTTAAATTAAATAATATTTCATTACCTTTATCTTTGTATGCAAGCGCCTCTGTTCTGCCTCTTAAATCAGCTAGATCTGCCTCTTTTTGATAACGCTCTCTCTCTGCCCTACCAGCTGAGATTTGACCCATAGCTGATAAGCCGCCTAAGAAAAGTTGCGCCCCTGGTCCTGCCATTGCTGCCATTTTAGTTTCCTACACTTAATTTATATTCCAAGCCCAATACAGTCATAGGCAAAGGAACATTTTGCGTTAATGTTATTTGTCCGGTAGCACTGTATCCTAAAATACCATGCGCTGTTTTTAATCCGGTAAATGCTTGAACAGGTTTATCTAAAACCCCAACACCTAGATTTCTAAATGATATTTGCTTACCATTAATTACAAGATCTTTTGTTTCATTGAGAAGCGCATCAACTTGAACAATACGCTTCTTTACACCCTGCACAGAACCAGAGCCTAATACTGGCTCAGTTGGCATTGTCTTTGCCTGAACAGTATATTCTAGTCCTACCTGAAAGTCTGTCGTTGCTGCGCTTGCAAACGTAATTGTATAAGGACTAGCTGGAACCGTTTGAGTTGGCTCCACAATGCCATCACGAACAACCTCAACGGTTTTACCTTCTAGATGGTTCATCGTTACTGAGGAGGCCGCTCCTCCAGTCTTAGCGCTATCCAAGGTAAGGGTTTCGTCAAACTTTTCTAAAAAATATTTATTTGATGAGTCTACCGTTCTTTTTACAATACAATATGTATTAGAGATCTCTGTTGCTACGGCAACGAACTCTCCATCTGTTGTAAACTGACTGGGCGCTATAACCTCTTGCCCAACAAGAATAGAGTACACCGACATTGATCCATCATCGCCATTAACAAGAAACAATCGATCAGCCTCGTCTGTAGACGTTGATCTTCGAGCAGCTATATCAACAGGATTTTTTATAAGGTGCGATGAAAGCACAGATATTTGTTGCACTTGGTATGAGTTAGTATTTGACCCATATTGAAATGCATTGACTGATTTACCTTGCCGTTGAACAAACACAGACGCACCATTTAGATCTTCTATTGGAACACCTGGCTTAGAGCCTAATCTTGTTTGTGGACGTATTAAAAAGTCTGTTGGAGTAACTGGGGCATCCTCTGATTGAATAACAACAAACTCGCCGCCAGTAGTAAATATTCTAAGATCAGCGCCAGCAATAACATTTACAATACTATTTAGTTGATTTGTGTTTATAGTTGCCTCAACGCTTTCATCATCTAATCCAGTACCAGGATTAAAGTTAAAGAAGTCTATGACCCTTGATCCCCATATTGTATTAGGTCTGGACTTTGACCCACCAAAATATAATCGGCCTTCATGAAATGTTGCTGATTTAGGCCAACCTCTAGTGTTTGACCAAACATCTTCATAGCCATGCTCACTTTCCCAGTTACCAGCTACAACAGCGCTTGTGTCAAAAAACGGCACTTCTGTTACCGCTTTCATTACTGTTGCGCTTACATATTCTACATACCTAGCTCGTCCAAATGTACTTGTAACCTGGGCATATTCGCCAACGGTTGTTGGAGCAAACGCTTCAACCTTATATCCTGTTGTTGCATCTGGCTGCGTATCCCATGCCGGATATACTGTAGCTACTTTTGTTGAGGCCACATAGTCCTCTATATGCCTAGTCTGTCCTGATCCTGTGCCGGATGTGAGTGTAATAAACATACCGTTTGGATCATCATCAGATGTATAGCTTGTTGCGGCTTTTAATGTAATAGTATCATATCCCCCAGCTTGAGCAGTTCCGGTATCTGTTGTTACGCTTGAAGCTGTAATAGTAATGTTGCCAGATACTGCGCTGGGTGTAATTGTAAAGTTTGGCTGGTTAGTAAGAAACGCATATGCATACTGAGGAATGTTTGTTAGCGGTAGGTTTTCTAATGTCCAACTTGTGTCAGTATTTCTTACAAGCCTTTTGGTCTGTAAATCCTCATGGCATAGAATAAGCGTATCAACAGCCTGTGTAAATGTTAACTCGTCAAGCATAGCCGCTGTAATATCTGTAGCAGTAATATAATCATTGCCTGACCCATTAATGTCAGTTTGCAAAACTGCATCTTTAAATACATAGATACGGCCAACAACCAACACTAAAAGGTAACTATCTGTTACGCTAAATTCAAACGGTATCAGTTTAAAATCTGTAAAGCTTGAGCCAAAATCATAAATAAACTTTAGGCCATCCCTACGCTTCAGACCGCCTTGAGGTTGAATAATAACATTTGTTGCTTCTTCCAAAGCGTTTTGATACTGTGATAGATCTGTTCTGGCTCGTAATAGCGGATCTAGTTCACCAACAGAAAAGTTTGTTTGAAACTGAGTTACGCGCATTTACTGCCTCACTTGTATTAGCGAATAGTCCTCGACAATTTGTGTTGACTGACCTCTAGCATCAATGTTCATAGCTTCACGCATTAGACCGCCTCGGCCATTCTCTCCAGGGCTTCCATACGCTAACGCTCTAAAATAATCTGCTTTTGAAGCTTGGTCTGTAATAACAATCGCTAGTTCAGCTGCTAGTGCCGTTCTTAGCAAACGAACAAAATAGTTAGGCATCTTAGCTTCAGTGATGGTTTGCTGATAATCAATGTAAACCGTTTCCATATTTGTGTAGAGCTGATCGCCATATATTTCCCAGCCATAACGAACAGATCTTTGTGCTGTACTGTCATTTTCAAATACAGCCAATGCACCAGTTAAATCATCTCCTGGCATCTGATAGGCATATTCCCATTCGTTTACTGGTGTTGTTGATAATCTTTGAAGCTGTATCTTGGCAAGTGTCCAAGACCAAACATAGGTACTAAGTAATGTATTTTTTAAATCTGGGTATAATCGGTCGCAAGCTTGAGCGGTATCTGTTCCTTCTGTAAACGAAGAAAGGGGCGCGGCCCCCAGCAAGATTAATGCGTCTGAACAAATAGATAAATCTGTATCACCTACGGCCATCATAACCCTCCAATGTGTATAAGGGGCCAGTTACCCAGCCCCATATTTAATTAGTCACCGTCTGTTGCCGCTAGTGTTGTTCCGTCTGCAACGTCAACAACACCACTGGTGTTTGAAAGAACTTGCGTTAGTGTAGAAACGCGAGTGCCGCCAGTAGATGAAACAACATAGATTAAATCGCCAACTGCAAGAGTATCTGATAGGTCATTGAAATAACCCTCAGTATTTACGTCTGCAATCGTATCAGCGGTTTGATAGGAGTATAAAGAAGGTGCATTACCTTTCTTTGACGCTCCGATGGTTGCAAAATTTGTACTTGAAAAAGCCATGTGTCAGTCTCCTTACTCAGTACAGCTAATTTTTACTATACCCTCGTCATCGATCGCTACGGCTCCAGCTGAGAACATGGAGCTTACTAGGAAAGATGTTTTTTCAGGTATGTAGTTAACCTCACTCTTTTGTGAGATGCTTTCAGCATAACCCATTGAGCTTTCGTGCCATGCAAAACATGAACGAGTAGATGGTTTTGGAACACCACCCTCATCACGATCACCCATAGTGATTATGTTAAAGCCCATGAACGAATTGATCTCGCCGCGAACAAGCGCCTTTACTGTTGCAAAGTCTGCGGAAGTCACTTCTGTTTCACCAAGCAACGCATCAAGCTGAGAAGAGTGCATCAATAGGTGACGCCCTTCAGCTGGTACGTTGTTGTCGTTTAGAGCTTTAGCAGCTGCACGAAGCTTTTCAATGTTCATGTTTGTGCCAGCACCACCGATTGACGTAGCAACCGTTGATGGTGATGAAGCAGCATTAAGAGCATCAATGCAAAGCTGATCCATACGTCTTGCAATCGCTTTTGAAACAACTTGCACCAGTTCACGACGCTCATCAAAGTTGATGTGTGACTGATGAAAGATGTCAGAATATTCAGCTGCGATAAAGTCAGACATAGTTGCTGTCACCTGGCTATAGGTGACGTTTAGAGGTGTCACATCGGTCTGGGGTACCCTTACCGTTGCTACGCCTTTACCAATTTTTGGAAACTTAACTGTGTTTCCCTGAACACCTGTGCGTGTTCTCATAGTGCCGCGAAGCAGTGCTTCGCCTTGATAGGCCTGTTTCACTTCTTGATCGAATAGTGTTACAAAGGCCGTTGTTACGTTCTGCGCCATAGCAGAAGCCTCCTTTTAAGGTTTCCATTATAAAACGCCTACCGTTAGCCGATGCAATCGGGCGGTCGCTTGCGCGGTAGTGGCCGCGCCCACCAGTGGATTCACCACATAAACAGGCCGCGAAGCGGTTATCCGTTACACCACATATACACGCAAACGACATACATTGCAACAACATCTAGTTGTTTGCTTCCATCCACTTCTTTTCGATCTTAGTTCGCCACACTGCGTCAGTCTGCCATCGAGGATCTGCGATAGCTTGCTGAAGATCGGTAACTGTCATTTCTGGTTCTGAAACAACGGGTTTTATTGGGATATTTTCATTCGTGTATCCCTGGATGAGTTTAGTCAAAGCATTGATAGTGTCAGCACTATTGATACTCATGCTTAGAGCTTCTTTTTCTGCATTGTTAAGATCAGCTGCTTTGATGTTACGCTCAAGGAAACCAATTTTTTCTTGAGCATTAGCGCCAAGCTTTTGCATTTCCACTCTTCGATCATATTCAATATCTTCGGCCTGTTCGCCATTCATCTCCAGAATTTGACCAGCCAAGTCCTCAAACGCTTTCTGTGAAACGCCATATGTTTTAGCCCAGCTTTGATATACCTCAACAGCCGGATCTTCCAAATCGAGGCCACGATCAACCAAATCCGAAACATCGTAATCACCTTCCGGTGCTTTATGCTTGCCGGATCTAAATGCTTTTTCCAACTCTGCATAGCTCTTCGCAAGCTTTTCAACGTCCGGCCCATCGTCATCCCAAAACTTCTCTGGATAGTAATCAGGCCGCTCAAAAACTTCATCATCATCTTCTTCTGATAGTTCCTGTTCTTCTGGCTCATCATGCAAAGGCATAGGAGCTTCTTCTTGAGGCTCCGCATCTTTTGCATCTACATTTATCAGTGGCGCTTCTGGTTCCTGTGTTTCAACGCTTTCTGTGTTTTCTGTTTCTTCAGACATTATCGCTCCTCTCCACCCTTTTAATAATTAACCGGACAAGATCAGCCGCACCTTCTCGAAAGTAGCCTTGGCTTGGATCTTCCCCAGGAAACCAGGATGGTTGTTCAATTGTTATCTGCCTCAAATGACTTAGCACCTTTTGGCCTTCCTGTGACTTAAATAACCGTCCATACAGTATATCTAAATCGTCCGCTTTCTGCGGCTCCGGCTGTGCTTGAGATAATCCATCCCAACCGTCAGCCGAACTCATTGCAACGCTCCAGCAACAGTTTCATCTGTTGGCATTTCTGGCTGTTGTTCAGCCATCATAGCTTGCTGCATCTGTTCTAACATTGCCTGTTGTTCTTCTGGTGTATTCAGCAATCGAGCATCGATACCCATCTTTTCAGCAATGAAATCTACTATCTCAGGTATGTTAAGTAGTGTCTGACCCATTGGCCCCATTGCATTAGCGATCTGCATAAAATTAAGAAGCTGGTTTACTTCTTCCATCTTTGGCGCTTCTGCTAGTGGTGACACTGGCACAACCTTAACCTGAACACCATTAACCTTTAGAGGCATACGAATAAAGCCCTGACGGTCAAGAACGTATAGGGTTCTAGATATTAATGGTATCATGATCTCTGTCATCAATCGACCAAAAGCAGATCCTAAGTTTGTAGCCAACTCACGCTGGCGCTGGGCAATCTCTGTTGCTGACCTGGCGCTCATTGTGTCTGGCGGCAAACTGTCATCCATCAAGATCTTTTTGATGTTCATTGTCAGATCCTGAATAACAATCTGACTTGTATTAAAATCCCCAGCTCGGGGTAAAGGAGCTAGGGATGCACCTTGCGGCCCACCATTACGAGCGACTGGGATAATTGCACCTGGTTGAATTTTGATATTCTGTGGGTTGAGAACACCATCATCGGCTGCAAGGAATACACCAGATATCGAAAGACTTGCGTTCTTCAATATCAATTCTTTTGTTTTGTTAAGAGTTTTTATGTCTGCAATCGCATCAATCAACGGGCCTCGACCATAAACCTCACCAGCTGTTTTACTAAACCTGGCTACAATAAATGGGCTACTGTCCATCTCTCTGTAGACTAGCTCTTGCTGTTTGTACGGCCAAACGACATGATAATGATAACGTCCAGTTTCTTGATCAAAAATAATTGCGTCAAATAAATCAAGTTCTTCATGCGGTTTTTCATCTATAGCTGTTTGAAGTTCTGGTGTTATCTGAACGTCACGAAACTCTCTTTGTATTGCTTCTGCTTTTATTCTTAGCTTACGATATACGTTATCAATCGTCCCATATGCACCTTCCTCGATTGCAACTAAATATTGTGGCACAGCTAGGAAACGAATAGGTGTAACCTCATCGCCTGGCGTGATCATCATAACCGCTGTGCCAACGCAAAGATCTAAGAGAAACTCTCCCATTGCCAAGTCAAAACTGGTCTGACGCAGCTGATCAAACATAATATCTACATACGCATCTAATATTTCTTGCGCTCGTTCTTTCTCTTCTTCTGGAACGGCTGATCCTGGCTCTAGTCTGCACCATTTACGCATGGGTGGAAAAAGGCCGGACTGCATTCTGTTAGCAAAACGCTTTGTTGCGTTAACAGCTGTACTATCAAAAACTCTTTGTGTTTTATTTTTGCCTGGAGTTTTGCCTTCGTAATAGCCGTTGTATAGGTTTCTTTGTGGCAGAGCAAACTCATAACAATCTTCATAGATTGTACGCCATTCATCTTTTCGAGCCTGTGCTTTTGCCTCACGCCCCATAACTTCTTTTACATTTAATTTAGGCATTTCTACTCTTGTTCCTCTTACTTATTGCCGCTGCTTTTTTCCTAGCATCCGCTTTTGAGGAAGCACCCCAGGCGCGGAGGGATAGGAGCAGTCTTGTAGGTCTCCCCTTACTATCACGCTCCGGCCCAGAGTTCCCCGCCATTCTAGCCAGGAAGGACGCTCGGCGAGGGTTATCGCCTCTCTTCACCGGAGGTTTCAGGTTTGACCCTGTTTTCCTTTTGAAGAAGGCCCGACCAGCGGCGTTTAAACCGCCTTTAGGATTTTGATGTGCTTTTTTTACCACGAGGTTTTGCCTTTTTCTTTGGAGCCTTACCGCCTTCCCAAGCTTCATTTACTTCAGGAGTAGAAGGGTCATCCGCAACTAGTTGGCCCTTCTCATTTCTTGCCCTTTTCGGATCTACCTCAACTTTACTAAATACTCTCGGATCTTCTTTAATTTTTGTCATGTTAAATTCAAAAGTTTAGCTTTTAATTTTGCTAACCTTTCGCCCTTCTCTTTGTAAAATTTCTTACGTTTTTTCTGACCTTCGGCTCTTTCTCTAGCAAGAGCTTCTCGTTTTAATCTTGCTTCTCGCTCCGCGGCGGTTTCGCCTTTTTGTTTGCGTCTATTTTTTCTACGGCGACGCTTTTCCATATCTTCGAGCAACTGTTGGCGGCGATCCATACTTTGCCGTGTTTGTAAATTAAAAAGACCAGTTTTCGGTTTTAAACCAATTGCCATTTTAAAATCATCAAGCATATTGCCAGGAGTTAAACCACCACGTTTTTGCTGACCTTCTTTGATGGCGTCTTGATACGTTTTAGGTCTGATTGATGATGTTATTGTTGTGTTTTTAGCCATGATTAGCCGCCAAGTTTTTTCTTAACTTCGTCTATTCCTGGGCCTTCCTGTCTTAATGGTGAAAATAAAAGCCTCATGCCGCCAGTTCTAAGCAGTCTCCTGCGTCTTTGTGCGCCCTGCATTTCTGTTTGCTCTTGAGCTTCAGCTCTTTGCTCTTGTCGAGATATTGTTTTTTCTGCTTTTGTTGGCGCTGGCGCTGGCTTCTTCTTTTTTCCGAAAATACCACTCATTTACTCAAACCTTACCATTGAATAATAGTCGGCCCCCTCTGGACCAAACTTCCTTAATTCGCACTCTACATCAAAATGTAGTGCTTTGGCAAACCTTAATGCTACCATATGTTGTGATTTTACAAAAATTTGCATCCTTCTGATACCGGATCTGCCTATAACCTCACCTAAAAGCGCTCTTGCGCCTACCAAAGTAGTTCTTGCATGGTTTTCTAGCCCTTCGCCTGGAATAAACCATGCCTCCACAACACCAGGCCAAACATCTCGAACACCGAACACGCAAACAACTCTACCTCGACCAATCGCTGCCCAGCTCCATCCATGTTCAGAATTTTCCCAAACATAATCTAAATATCCAGGAATACTTGCGGCATATTCTAACTCATGTGGCCCTAGCTCTATGCTGAGAAGATGGCTGTATTGCAGCGGCACGATTTGTTCATCTGGCCTCATTTTAAAGGTAGGAAGCTGTATTAGACCCATCAGAACACGCTAAAGTCGCTATTTGCAGTATATGATCCCTGTTGGAAAGTCGTACCGTATGATCCTCTCCGTAAGCGTCTTTGCTCACCGCCACCTAGCATGAGATAGCCAAAAGCATCGCCACAGTGCGAATGTTCGTTCTTGACTGGTGCATCTTTAAATCTTTCTTGCCCAGCGCCCAAGCTTTGCCTTTTAAAGAAATATCCACCACTCAATGATTTGCGCAGCCGCAAACATTTTTTATCAACAATCAGACCTGGCTTGCCGCTAACCAGCCTCGACATTGGCGAAGCTCCAGCCTCGCGTCTTACTTGGAAAGCGTTGCTATCTGTAGGTTGTGCCTTAAATCCCAGGGATCTGAGATGATCAAACGCTGTTACTTCATAGATCTCATCGCGTTTATTACCAGCCGGATCACCCCATATCAGTATTTCATGCTTAGAATATCGTTCTGCTATTCTCGACAGCAATTCCTGACCAAATCGCTCAAGCCCCATGTCAAACGTCACCAGCTCATCGCAAACCTTCCATGCGCCGCCCTGAGTACGCTGACCAAAGATCGCAGCTGGTGTAAGCCCAAAGTCTACACCGATTTGTATTGGATAATACGGATCTACCTCCACATTACCCGACATCAGCTCATCATCGTATTCCGGCCATACCGGACGCCCCTCTTGTACAAATGTGTACATTCCTTGAGCATAACACCTAATCCAATCAACATTCTTACCACCAAGCAACTGTTGATAGTAACCTGGTGGCAGATTATGAGAATTTTCAGCATTTTCGTTGATACGCCACCATTTACCACCAGAAAAAACAAATCCCTGTGCATCTGGGTTTTCTTCCGGCACTTCGTCGGGTGAGGCTTGCAAAACACCGCCTGGCTGTCTGAAAAACGTCCAAGGGTAAGCGCCTTTGATTTGGTTCTTTTCTGCTACCTCATGCCACCAATGATCGCTATCTGGAGGGTTTGTATCCATCCAGATCCCATACCAGGTTGGACCGCCATCGGATTTTGTAGGATATCGGCCAACTCGGTGTGTTAATCCATCGATCACTGCTTTGGGCAGTTCTCTAGCTTCGTTGACCCAGGCACCAGTGAGTTCTAATGACAATAATTTTCTGACGTCTTGCGGAGAAGATAACGCCATAAATATGACCTCACAATCGATGCCTGGGATATCGTCCCTTGTGGGGATCTTGATATGATGCGAGATAGGTGGTTGCCAGCGCATACTGCCCCACACATCTTCGGGAAAAAGTTCTTGCCATGTTTTGATAGTTGTCGTGCGCAGCTCGGGGTATGTATTTCTGACGATAACGAAACGCGAATAACGGATACCATCTCTGGGACTAGGCTTTTGCTTTACGGCCCTTAACATCACCTCGGCTGCACAACCATAGGACTTACCAGATCCTACCGGACCCATCAACCCTCTAATAAAACTTTCATCATGTAAAAACTTCCAAACAGTCGGGCTGTTCTCAAAGTTTAAATCAAGACTCGGTATTCCGCTCATTTTTGTCCTGCAATGTTTCCTGACTGATCTGTCTGATTGATCTCAACGCATCTTCGAGCGCTTCTATTCTTTGCTCTAGCATTAAGACTGCTACCTCAAGTCTTGCTGTCTTGTCCATCAATGACCTCCGCATACTCTGTGGTCTGCGGCCCTTTCATGTTTATCCCTACTATGGATGGCTTGTCACTTTCCTGATCCGGAGCATCGAGCCAACCAGCTGCTTTTGCCAGCACTCTCAGCACCGAAACCTTGTCGTGCATCTCGATTGCTACCCGACCATCCGGCATAGGTGTTATTTTTTTGATAGCCCTGAGAGCATAGTCCGGAATATCCTTCGGATCTTTCATTGTGCCATCTAAATTCATAATCTCAGTAATAGAAGTCGTACCCAGGGCAATAAGCTCCTGGGCAACAACCTCTTTGTTACTTTCTAACGTGGCACTCGTTTTGACCCTTTTCTGTGTAACTCGTACACCACCAAACCGACCAATAGGAGTTTGCCGCGTTCTAGCCATTAAAATGGTATCTCATCATCAAAATTATCAGAGCTGTTATTTTGCGGAGAAGATTGACCGCCCGACTTACCCTTATCGTCCATCGGAAACAAACTTATCCAGATCTCTGCTTCTTGGTTAGGAATAGGCAACGCATTTAGCTTAATACGCATACCCTTACTATCCTCAAAAGCTATACCCAACTTTACCCAATCAGATTTCTCAGGATCGTTTCTACGTTTCTGACCCTGCACTACATTGTACATTTTTTTCATTTACTCGTCCTTCCTAAATAGTAAACGTGGTTTCCCTGTTACCAGCTCCTTCTTTGTAGCGCCACCCCTTTTACTTCTGCCTTCGGCAGCAGCTACGGCAAGCGGTATTGTTTTGAACCTCGGAAACTTCTTTCCGGTTCTTTCTTCATATGACTTTGCCTCGTTCCAGGCTCTATCGATATTTTTAAAATAAGTGGCTTTTCCTGTTTCTTCATTGAACCAAATAGTCGGAATATTCCAAGCCCCACCATCAGGAGCTTTTTCACTAGCCAAAAATTCTGTTGCTTTTTGCCCAGGCTTTGCGCCAGGCAGCCCAAGTGAAACGGCATCTACAGATTTATGCTTGCTAGGATTAAATGGTACAAGATTAGCCATATTTTAATTTGTTTCAGCCATTTTTGGCGGCCGTTCATAAAACTTTTTAGCGCCTTGCTTCATAGAAGCTCTACCCATAAACTTCATACGTTCTCTTTGAATCTGTTGAAACCTTTTCTTCACCCTCTCTTTGGTGGCCTGATCAGCAGATGGTGGAATGTAATCCATGTACATTTTCATCGATCTATCGGCAGCACTAAACATTCTTCTGGGCGTATCGTCTTTTTCAACAGGTATTAACTTGATCCTATCATCTTTTACCTTCAAATCCACTAGATCAGAGTTAAGAGCGTTAATCATACTTCTGATCATTTTAGCATAAGCAGCTGACTCTAGTTTTGCTTTTTCAAGGTTGGGTCTTTTAGCCATAATAAACTCCGCAGTTTTCTTTGGTATCGCACGGTTTTGACAAAAAATCCAGAAAATATTTTTGTGGTACACTGCAGCAGTACGCCAGGGGTAGGGGGGGCAAGGGGTGCCGTTTTTGTAGAGCGCCTGACATTTTTTTGTCGCTGTCAAATAATTAACATAATCTATATTATGCGAAAACCTGTGTTGTTTTGGCTAACCCTCATAACCTTTTGCCCTTCACTATTCCTTTTAATATGTCGTTGGCTCTGTGATCCTTAGACTTTCCGAGGGCTTTTGATACTGGGATTTTAAAATATCCTATGGCTCGCGCTATATCTCGTCTGTTTTTGTAGCAGTATTCAGCATGGTTTTTAAGTATTCCTGACCATTCCTCCATTGTTAAACCGTCTTTTATCCACTGTGAGACTGTTTGAATGTCTCTTTCATTAATTTGTCGTGGTGTTCCGTAACTTTCACATATCCTCAAAAACAAAGTACAAAACCGCCTAGCATCATTATATATATTATTATTATTATTCGGTATAATGTTCTCGTTTGTGTTACCTCTAGATGTGACAGGTACCTGTGACCTCTGGATGTAACAGGTGGTTGAGTTATCCACAGGCTTGAGACCTTGTTTTTCTCTTGTCTTATTATAATTGAACAGCTGTTCATTTCTTGCCTGTTCTCGCTGTTCTTCAATCCTGATTTGTTCAGCTGCTGTTAAGTTTGCTTTGGCTTCGTTCAGGTCTTTTGGAGCGCGTTTAAATACAACTCTTAAACTATCACTCTTTTGATGTTTGCTAAACTTCTTTGCTTTCTCGAGATATCCAAATTCAATGAGCTTCTTTATTTGTCTTGTTACTGCCGTTCTACTGATACCCATATCTCGTGCTATTCTGCCTTGTGAAACCCAAGTAACACCCAATTGATCTGTATAAGTACAAAGCACACATAGAACACTCAATGCGGCTGTACCATGTAAACGCGTGTCTCTTGCCGCGTCAAACGGTAAAACCGAATAGTTTCTCAAGTCTTCATTTTTTTTACGCGGTACTAACATTAAATCAGGTTTTTCCACATACCCTTGGCTTCAGGCATAAGCTTATCTTTATCAATATACTTTACTGTGTCAGATTTGGTGTTAACGTCCCATTCAAGAGAAACAATCACCATAGGATCACCAAACCTTTTTTGTACTGTCATTTTGTATATTAGTCGGTCATCTTCGTATAAGACGCCATTACAAGCGTCTGTAACTATCTTTAACACATTGTCAGCATCTACCCTAGTTGGGATAGTTTTCCCTAGTACTGCGTCGTCTCTGCGCTTCTTAGAGTATGATTTAGGAATACCAAATTGTGCCATTACAGAGATCCGACAAGGCACGTTGATTGGATCAAGTCCTAATTCAACCATTTTATCTGATGCCTTAGCCGCTAATTTAAACTCATAATCTCGCG